ATTTTGACTGGTTTACACTGGCAGAACTCGATATCTTCCAACCTATCAACAACTGGCTCAATCTCGAGCTGGAAGCCGAATTTTAGGATGGATTCATATAGGTCTTTTATTTTACTGAGATCCCTCCGTTCGATAAATATGATACAATCATCTCCATCATCAGCAATTCTAAATTTCTTTAGACGAGTTGATAGATAACTGTGCATCATACCACACATTATCAACACATTACCAAGTGATGTGTTCATATCACCAGAACATCGTTTTCCACGTGTTTTAAAGGTGAATGTACCATCAGGCATACGCGCTGTGAATTTGTTGTCGAGTTGCATCCTCAACAAATTGGCGATTTGTGGGCAGTCATTAAACATCCGATAGATAGAATGTTCCCATTCTAACATTGGACGACTGACATGCTGATCAAACCTCTTTGCGTCTATAGGTATTGCAACAGGATTATCGAATGAATTCCAGATTTTGGATAACGCATTCCCACGTTCAATGGCATTTAGGCCCTTGAACACCGTAGTTCCTCCAAAAATATCGTTTATTATGTTATAAAGTTTCTTCTCCAGCCGCTTTATGAACGGCCCCAACATGGCATTGAACCTGGGTGATCTTGGCGAGATACCCCGAGGCACTGTTACCTTACTTTCTTTAAATTGAACTTTTTCGACCTTCATGAACCACTGGATGTAAGAATCCGCTATGGTTAGAGGTTTTCTGATTAACGACTCAAAAGCCTTTTCATAGATCTTACGCTTACGGCCGACATATGTTGCTAAGAAATTATCTTTGCTCAATGGGGCGATAAACACGCGACGATTAAAAATCGCTTCACTAAATGGCTTAAGTAGACTTTCAAAGCCCAATTCAGGTTCGGGTACTAAACCAAATCCATCATCCTTCTTGATGAATAAAAATCGCTCAGTAACAGACTTCAGTGCGTTGGACACATTTTTGACAAAATACCCAAATTTAATCCTGGGGGAGAATCCCGGGATGTACGGTGCTATTCTATCTTTTAGTTTTCCCCCGTTTGGTCTGACGTGGATACTGCTTACTAGTTCGGGGACGGGGACACTAGTAACTCCACGGAGACCGCACGGGCCACATCAAGCCTC